ATGCTTGGCGAAATCAAAGCTGGTGCAGACCCGCAAAAGGAAAAATTAGCCAAACGTCGCGAGCTTTTCGTCAAGGACTTGGCCGAACGATATATGGAAGAACACGTCATCCCCCATTGCAAACCCTCCACCGCCAAGGGCTACAGGCGTTACCTGGATAAACATCTAATTCCATTTTTCGGAGACATGAAAATCAAAAACGTACAACGGTCCGACGTTGCTGAATTTCATCATACATTACGGCGGACTCCATATGAGGCGAATCATGGCCTTGAGATTATATCCAAGATGTTCAACCTTGCGGAAATGTGGGGCCTGCGTGACGACAATACCAACCCACGAAGGCATATCAAAAAATATCCGTCGAAGGCCAGAGAGCGCTATCTCAGTGAGGAAGAGGTAAAGCGCCTTAGTGCCGTCCTAGATGAAACCAAGCTTTACCCAGACGAAAACCTGGCTGCTGTCTATTGCATCCAACTGCTGCTGCTCACAGGTTGCCGCCTTGGCGAAATCCGTTCATTGAAATGGGATTACGTCGACCGAAAAATGCAGGTGCTGAAATTACCTGATTCCAAAACCGGGGCAAAATACGTCTACGTGGGAAACACGGTCATGAACCTGCTTGATGAAATCCACACTCATCCCGCTCGGCCATCAGACAACCCTTATGTCATCTGGGGCCTGAAAGAAGGCTGCCATCTTGATAATGTCCAGAAACCATGGCGGCGTTTTAGAAAGATGGCTGGCATTGAAGATGTCCGTACCCATGATTTACGCCACAGCTTTGCCTCTTTCGCTGTCAGCAAGGGCATGAGCCTCGCCATGATCGGTCGGTTGCTGGGCCACTCTCAGGTGCAGACTACAGCCCGCTACGCCCATTTAATGGCTGGCCCAATGACGGAAGCTGCCAGCACTGTCACAGATGTCCTCGGCGATCTTATGAGTTTGGACACCAAGCCCAAAACAACCAAAAGGCAAAAACGGCAGTCGGGTAATGCCATCCCCGGCACCAAGGTGGTGGCCCCAACATTTCTAACGTCTGATCAAGCCGCCAAGTATCTGAATGTGGCCCCTCGCCTCATGGAAAATTGGCGCTGGAGAAAAATTGGCCCCAAATTCGTCAAGGTCGGCAACCGAATTCGTTATGACATGATTGATTTGAAATCTTTCATATTAACAAGCGCGCCGCGCTGACGAATGGTGACTGATTGGGGCCTACTCTTCTGCGTTCTCAATTTCCTGATAACGTTCGATTGTTTGTAATTAAAATTCATCCATTTCCGGATCGTCCCATTTGTCGGCGACTGAAGCCCAGCGGTCAATCAGCTTCTGGAATTGGGGGTCATCCGTTTTCAACTGAAATGTATAAAGCCGATTAACAATCTGCCGCATCAAATCACGCATCGCGCCATCATCAAAATGCGAGACTTCCGGCCACGGAATTTTCCGCCCTTCGGCGTCAACGACCATAACGTCTGAAAAATCCCCTGTCTTGCTGATGGGCACCATCCCAGCGTGGATGTCCTCCAGTTTCGTATTGCGGACGCACATCATGGTCATGATCTTGGCTAGTCTGGCAGCTATCCGCTTCTCGTCATTTTTCTTCATAGGATAAATCAGGCATTAGAACTTTACTCCTTGGGGTTGGTTAATGGCGTTTCATCGTCAGGGACATCATCACCCCTGACGACCTCTAGCCATTGAATAAATTGAGGACTGCCGTATTGGTTTTTCGCCAAATTACATGCAAGGTGAGTGATGTGAACGTTGCCCTCATCGTAAGCACCATTGTCACTGTCAATTCGGTCAGGAGATGGCTGAAGCATTGGGTTGCCCCCCTTCAACGCAAGATTGCCACCACATAAACCGCATTGGCCACTTTGCTGCTTCCATTTTTCAGTTAGCAGCAAAACCAAATCACTAATGTTGGGCGCATTTCGTTGCGGATTAATTTTCACCGATGCTTCGCCGCCAGATGAAACTCTGGCCTGAATACCCATCGCCATTCTCGACACTTCTTGCCTGATCGTCTTTTCAATATCCGGAGAGATCGCTTCCATCATTTTCAGGTGGCGTTGCACATCCTCACTCAAATGAAGTTCAATTTCCTCAACTCCAATCTCCATTACAGCCGCACGCTCTGAATCCAGAGCTTCAGCCACATTCCCTCGGTTCGCGAGTTCGCTGAACGAACGATATGCTATGGGAATAACATCATGAGCATGGGGCAGTGGATTTTTGACGATATTCGTAGCCCGAGTCACCGCCATTGCATATGGCCAGCGATTTTTTCCCCAACGATTCATAGTTTTTTGCCAAACATTTGGCGGAATAATTTTTCGTGTCTCAAGAACCTGCTTTGGCTGGATCACGACCGCTGATAAAAGCCGACCTCGATGGGCTGGGTTTTGCGTCATTTCGGCATTGGACGTTCCAACATAAACAAGGACGTCACGGCCCGGATGAAATTCCACCCGTAAGCGGTCACCTACTGATTTTTTAGTAAAGGAAACGCACGGCCAATCGTCACCGATTAATCCCCATTCACTTTTCAAGAAGACCCGTCCATCGGGCTTCATCATATCGCCGATTTTCAAGACTTGCCCCTTCATCCAATCCACTTAATTCAATCGGTAACGAAAGAAAAATCAATCCGTTTGAAACCCATGCAAAGACGGATGGCATGATTGCTGCGCTCTCTATTCGTATAGGTTGAACCTCTATATATCATGAGCAATCCAAAAATCCTTGTTATTTCCACAAAATTCTATTAATTTCTCATATTCGCGTAGAAAAGGGAGATTTTACGCCAATGGCTAATGACATCCTGACGGTTCGCGAAGTAGCTGAGTACCTCAAAATTAATGAGAAGACGGCTTATCGCCTTGCGGCTGAAGGCAAGATTCCTGGTTTCAAAGTGGGCGGTGCTTGGCGCTTCCGCATGGATGAAATCGAAAAATTCACTAAAAATCAGTCGAAGCAAAACGACGGTAAGGAAAAAAAATCATGACGCCCGCCAACTTTCAGCAACTTGCGAATTTCATCTGGTCCGTTGCTGATTTGCTGCGTGGTCCCTATCGGCCACCGCAATATGAAAGGGTGATGCTGCCGTTGACAGTGTTGCGTCGCTTTGATGCTGTGCTGGCGCTGACCAAAGATACGGTTCTGAAACGGTACAACACACTGAGGGACAAAGACCCACAGTTGGTTGACCGGGTACTTAATGAATTGGCCAAGGACGACGACGGCAATCCGCTCGGTTTCCATAATCATAGCCAACTTGATTTTCGCAAGCTCAAGGGCGATCCAGACAACATTGGCCGTCACTTAGTCGATTACATCAACGGCTTTTCTGAGAACGTCCGTAAAATCCTGGAGCGTTTCGAATTCGAGAAAGAAATCGAAAAGCTGGAAGAAGCCAACCGCCTTTATCAAGTCGTCTCCCAGTTCACCGAAATCGACCTACACCCCCGGCATGTGGACAACATCACCATGGGGCTAGTGTTCGAGGATCTGATCCGGCGTTTCAACGAAGCGGCGAACGAGACAGCTGGCGATCACTTTACCCCGCGCGAAGTCATCCGCCTTATGGTCAACCTGCTGTTGGAACCGGACACCACGGTGCTCACGCAAGAAGGCGTCATAGTCACCATCTGCGACCCGGCTTGTGGTACCGGCGGCATGCTAGCGGAAAGCCAGAACTGGATCCGTGCCCATAATGAACACGCCACGGTCAAGGTGTTCGGCCAGGACTACAATCCCCGTTCTTATGCCGTTGCGGCCTCCGACTTGCTGATCAAGGGGCACAGGGACAGCCGCATTGAATACGGCAATACCCTTACCAATGACCAGTTTCCCGATATGCACTTCGATTACCTGTTAGCCAATCCGCCCTTTGGTGTGGACTGGAAAGGGGAAAAGAAGGAAATCGAACGCTTGCCCAATTTTCGCGGCTACAACGGCAAATTGCCACGAATCAACGACGGTGCACTTTTGTTCCTGGTTCATATGATCGCCAAGTATCAACCTTGGAAGAGCGGCAACCGCGACAAACCCGGCTCGCGCATAGCTATCGTCTTCAACGGCTCCCCCCTCTTCACCGGCGGCGCGGGCAGCGGTGAGAGCGAAATCCGCCGCTGGATCATCGAACATGATTGGCTGGAAGCCATCGTAGCACTGCCCGAACAGATGTTTTACAACACCGGTATCGGAACCTTCATTTGGGTGCTCAGTAACCGCAAGGAACAGCACCGAAAAGGTAAAATTCAGTTGATCGACGCCCGCAAACGCTTCACGCCCATGAAACGCAGCCTGGGCAACAAGCGGCGTTATATAGACGAGGCTGCGATCAACGAGATCACCCAGGAACATGGTGAACTGGAAGAGTCCAAAGTCAGCAAGGTTTTTGACAACACCTACTTTGGCTACCGCCGCGTAACCATCCAGCGCCCCTTGCGCCTGCGCTTCCAAATTACTGAGGATGCCAAGGAACGTTACCTCGACACCTGCCCCGAACTCCTTGACGCCGTTCTTGCGGTGGAAGAACAGCTGGGTGGCGAGCCCTATGACGACTGGAACGTCGTCTGGGATGAAGTCCAGAAGATCGTCAAGGCCTTGCCAGATGACGTTGAGGGCTGGACCAAGGGCGCGAAGGGCACGGCGCAGAAGAAGTTGTTCCGGGACGTCTTTACCGAGGCCGATCCGGAAGCCAAGCCGGTGGTCGCCAAACGCAGCAAAGCAGGCGACAATCCGATCAGCTCGACCTTATTTCCCAACCAGACCCTGCCGGAACAAACGGTAGAAAACCTCTACGCCACCTTGGGCCTATACACCGACGGTAAAAACAAACACATCCAGTACGAAGCCGACCCAGCGCTGAAGGATGTCGAAAACATTCCCCTCAAGGAAGACATCGTCAGCTACGTCCTACGCGAAGTGCGCCCGTATGTAGCGGATGCTTGGATCGACCGAACCAGCCTGGATGAGCAGGACGGTGGCATTGGCAAGGTCGGCTACGAAATTAACTTCAACCGCGAATTCTTCAAATACCAGCCACCGCGCGCACTGGCGGATATTGACGATGAACTGGAGGCCGTAGAGCAGCACATCATGACTTTGCTGCAGGAGGTGACGGAGTGAATACTGCCATTTCCATTGAACGCAAACGTCTCAAGTACGTTTCGGCATTAAATATGGGACAGTCACCTTCATCGGAAGAGGTGACGAGGTTTGATGAAAATGTCGGCCTTCCCTTTTTGCAAGGAAACGCAGAGTTTGGAGCTACCTCACCTCAATATAAACATACCTGTAACTCCCCCCCGAAAATAGCTGCTCCCGGAGATCTACTGGTTTCTGTGCGTGCCCCAGTCGGAGCATTAAATAGGGCTGATCAAGTTTATGGGATAGGACGCGGACTTTGTGCTGTGTCATGGACCAATGTTGATCCTCAATTCGGATGGTGGACGATGCACTACCATCGAGCAAAACTCAATGAGGTCGCAACAGGATCAACCTACGATGCAGTTTCAGCGGAGGATTTAGGAAATTTATACCTGTCCATTCCCGACTACGCCTTTCAACGCGTCATTGCCGACTATCTTGACCGTGAAACCGCGCGGATTGATGCACTGGTGGCGGAAAAGGAACGCATGCTGGCCCTGTTAGAAGAAAAGCGGACCGCACTGATTAGTCAAGCTGTCACCAAGGGCATAAACCCTGACATCCCCCTCAAACCCTCAGGCCTCGATTGGTTAGGGGACATTCCTGAACATTGGGATCTAGAGCGTGCAAAAGTATTGTTCACTGTCCGAGATCAACGTTCAAAGACTGGAGAAGAAGAGCTTCTCTCTGTCTCTCATATTACAGGTGTAACGGCACGGTCAGAAAAGGACGTGAATATGTTTCTGGCTGACGATAAGGCTGGATATAAGCTTTGTTATCCAGACGATCTCGTTATCAATACGTTATGGGGATGGATGGGCGCAATGGGCATCTCTCCGCTCGAAGGTATCGTGAGCCCGGACTATCACGTTTACACATCGAACTGGCAACTCTTGCCTGAGTTTATCGAGCTACTTTGCCGCTCCAAGCCATTTGTCGCCGAGGTAAATCGCTGGTCAAAAGGCGTTTGGTCGTCTCGACTACGACTCTATCCAGAGAACTTCTTTGAAATACGCTTAGCTGTTCCTCCGGAAAGCGAGCAACGTGAAATAATTGAATTTGTCGCCAAAAATCAAAACAAGGCAAAAGAACTAACAATGGCCTTGCAGCAGTCTATTGCACTGGCTAAGGAACGCCGCTCCGCGCTGATCACCGCCGCCGTGACCGGCCAAATCCCCGTTGAGGAGATGGCTGTATGAAACTGGAGCGTCTCAGCCTTGTCCATTGCGGTGGTTTCGAACAGATCGACATCGACTTTGAACGCGATGTTACCCTGATTGCCGGGGTAAATGGCGTCGGCAAATCCACCCTGCTGAAAGTTTTAGCCGTTTTACTTTCACGGGCCATGCCGGAATTTACGCCCTCACGATCGGCCCCCAACTATTTCACCAATGATGAAATCCACGGCGACAAAAGCTCATTGGAAGTATCGGCACGGCTGGAGGTCGACGGCCAGATTATAAATGCCGGAATACAGCGTCTGCGCGACACTGACGAAAAGGGTGATCGATTTGTGCTGCTGCGCCAGGCAGAGGTGTCAGCGGAGGCCACCGACTTCGTTGAATCACTCCGCACGCGTACGCTAACCGGCGATTTGGAAGCAGGAATGGGGGAAACGCGAACTGCACTGGCCAAGTTGAAGAACGCGGCCAACCCGCCGCTTGCCGTTTACTTCACCCCCAAAAGGCAATTGCCGGGACAGCCTCGCACCCTGCCAGAGGTCAAGCCCTTTGACCCCTCTATCGCTTATGGCCGCGCCTTGCATGATCGCGAAGTCGAATTGCGCGAGTTCATGCACTGGTTCCGGACACAAGAAAAACTCGGGGCAACCAAAGAACCGCGTCGCCTCAAGGTTCTCGACGCTTTGCGCGCGGTGGTCACGGATCTGGTGCCGGATTTCAGCAATTTGCGCATTCAGGAAAGCCCGCGTCTTGGCTTTGTCGTCGACAAACGCGGGTTGCCCTTTTTCCTGCACCAACTCTCAGACGGTGAACGCGGGCTGCTGGCGCTCGTTTTCGACCTGACCCGTCGCCTGGCCATCGCCAACCCTGACAGCGACAACCCCATTGCCGAGGGCGTAGCGCTGGTCCTTATCGATGAAATCGAATTACACCTGCACCCGAAATGGCAACGGGATGTGTTGGGCCGCTTGCAGAAAATATTCGAGAATTGCCAGTTTGTGGTCACTACTCATTCTCCGTTGGTGCTGGGTGAGGTGGAGGCGCGCTGTGTGCGCTTCCTGGAGTTTGATAATTGCAAGGTGATTTCGACCATTCCCGCCGAGGCCTATGGCATGGATGCCAATCGCATCTTGCAAGAACTGATGGGAGCGCCGGTGCGCAACAAAGCCATTGAGGCGGAGTTACGAGCCTTGTTCGAGTTGATCGATCAGGAAGATTTCAAGAAAGCGCGCGAAAAAATTACGTCGTTGGAAAAACAATTGGGAGATAGCGAACCCGAACTAACCCGCGCCAATTCTCTTATTACCTTTTTGGAGGGCTCGGAGTAATGCGAACCATCCAGAAAAACGGCGAACCCCGCTCCCTAACCGCCCATCGCCAACAAGCGCGTGCCGACTATGATAATTACGCGGATAAAGATGCTTTACGGCAAAGTCTGGTTACTGAGCAACGCGGCCTGTGTTGCTATTGCCAATCGCGAATAAAGCCAGATCCCCAAAAGATGAAAATCGAGCATTGGCAGTGTCAAGCCAATTACCCGGGCCGCCAATTGGACTACCGGAATTTATTGGGTGCATGTCGTGGCGGACACGGAAACTCAAAAGAAGAACAATACTGCGATACCCGCAAAGGCAACGCTGACCTATGTTTTTGTCCCGCCGACCCAGCGCACCCCATTGAGCCGCAGATCCGCTTTCTTGGTGATGGGAGAATCACTTCCAACGACGAAGACATCAAATCTGCTTTGGACGATGTGTTGAACCTGAACTGGAGCCGCCTCGTCAGCAATCGCAAGGCTGTGCTCGACGCCTTTAAGCAACAGATTGACCGGGGTCCAATAAATGCGGCGCGTGAAATCCAAAAATGGGACGGAACCCAACCAGGTGACCTACCCGAATACGCCCAAGTCATGGTCTTTTGGTTGAACAAGAAAATTGGGAGGGCCTGTCCATGAAGCAGACTAGTGAAGCTGCCTTTGAAACCGCCATTGAGGCTGTTTTGCTGGCTGATGGCTATACAAAACTTCCTTCAGACGGATTTGACCCTGAACGGGCTATCTTTCCCGCCGAGGCGCTAGCCTTTATCCGTGAGACACAGACAAAGACATGGGAGAAGTTGGAAGCATTACACGGTGACGAGACCGGAGAACGGGTGCTGCAAGCACTGTGCAAATGGCTGGATACCCATGGAACGTTAACAACCCTGCGCCATGGTTTCAAATGCTTCGGCAAAACCCTGCGTATCGCTTTCTTCCGCCCGGCCCACGGTCTTAATCCCGAGTTAGAGGCCCGCTACTGTGCCAATCGGTTAGGCATTACACGCCAGCTTTATTACAGCGCCAAAAACAAAAACTCACTGGATGTTGTGTTATCCGTTAACGGCGTTCCGATTGTGACGCTGGAACTAAAAAACCCCCTTTCCGGCCAAACGACGGCCAATGCCATTCATCAATACCGTCACGACCGCGATCCACGCGAGCCTATTTTTCAGTTCACCAAGCGCACACTGGTGCATTTCGCCGTGGACACAGAAGAAGCGCATATGACCACGCGCCTCGCCGGGACCAGTTCCTATTTTTTGCCGTTCAATCAGGGAAACCACGGTGGCGCTGGGAACGAGCCGGACAAAGATGGACGCAACTACAAAACCGCTTATCTTTGGGAAGAGGTCCTGTCGCGCGATAGCTTTCTAGATCTTCTTGCCCGCTTTCTTCATCTGAATATCGAAGAAAAGGTCACCGATGAAGGCAAGAAGGTACGCAAGGAAACGATGATTTTCCCTCGTTATCATCAGTTGCAGGCCTTGCGGCAAATGGTATCGACAGCAAGCGCCGAGGGTGTTGGGCACAACTACCTTGTTGAACACTCGGCGGGCAGCGGCAAGAGCAACACCATCGGATGGCTGGCGCATCGGCTCTCTTCTTTGCATAACGAGCAGGATGAACGGATATTTGACAGCGTGGTCGTGATCACCGATCGGGTGGTGCTCGACCGTCAATTACAAAACACCATCTATCAGTTTGATCATAGACAAGGTGTGGTGCAGAAGATTGATGAAGATTCACGTCAGCTTGCCGAAGCATTGGAATCGGGCGTGCCGATCATCATTACGACCTTGCAAAAGTTTCCGTTTGTTTCTGGGCAATTGATGAAGATGGCTGAGGAACGTGGCAGCGGCGGCAGCCACCTGCCAACTCGCAAATACGGCGTCATTATTGACGAGGCTCACAGCTCACAATCAGGTGAGACGGCCACCGAGCTGAAAGGCGTTCTGGGCGGTGCTGAATTGCGCAAGAAGGCTCAGGAGCTAGCTGAAGAAGAAGGGGAAGTGGAACTGGAGCGACTGTTTCGCGCCATGGCAAAAAGAGGTCGCCAACCAAACATGAGCTTTTTCGCCTTCACCGCCACCCCCAAGCACAAGACGTTGGTGATTTTTGGCCGCGATGGCGAACCCTTTCACCGTTACACCATGCGTCAGGCTATCGAGGAAGGGTTTATCGAAGATGTCCTGAAAAATTATGTGACCTATAAAACCTACTACAAGCTGATTAAAAAAGCTGAGGATGATCCGAACGTTGAACGCAAGAAAGCGGCTCGGGCATTGGCTCGCTTCATGCGGCTACATCCACATAACATCGGCCAGAAAACAGAAATCATGGTCGAACATTTTCAACATCATACCCGCCACAAAATCGGCGGTCACGCCAAAGCGATGCTGGTAACCGGATCACGACTTGAGGCGGTGCGCTACAAGCATGAATTTGATCGCTATATCAATGAAAAGGGTTATTCCATCAAGAGCCTGGTGGCTTTTTCGGGCACCGTGGAAGACGATAAGGTGCCCGAAAAAACATATACCGAAGTCGAGATGAATGATGGGCTAAAAGAGAAAGAGTTACCTGAGACTTTTGCCAAACCGGAATACCGTGTGTTGTTGGTGGCGGAAAAATATCAAACCGGTTTTGATCAGCCCTTATTGCACACCATGTATGTAGACAAGCGATTGGCGGGCATTCAAGCCGTGCAGACCTTGTCACGCCTCAACCGGACACATCCGCTGAAAGACGACACCTTTGTTCTGGACTTCGTAAACGACCCTGACGAGATTCAGGAGGCTTTCCGACAGTATTATGAAGGTTCAGTGATGGGTGAGGAGGTCGATCCCGACCGACTTTATGAAATCAAGGCCGAGCTGGATGCTTCGGGAATTTATCTGGAAACAGAGGTGGATGCGTTCGTCCATATTTTCTTTGCTCCCAAACGCCGTCAGAGCCCAACGGACCACAAGAACATGAATGCCATTCTTGATCAGGCTGTGGCGCGTTTTGCAGATATGCAAAACAATGATGAAGAAGAAAGCGAGTTGTGGCGTGGCAAAACTCAGGCTTATCGCAACCTGTACAGTTTCTTGAGTCAGGTGATCCCATATCAGGATAGTGATCTTGAGAAGCTGTTTACCTATCTAAGACATCTGGTGTTGAAGTTACCCAAACGACCAAACGGCCCAGGTTACCAGTTCGACGAAGAAATTGAGCTGGATTACTACCGTCTGCAAAAGATAAGCGAAGGATCCATAAAATTGCAGGACGGTCAGGCTACGCCACTCGACGGACCACGAGAGGTCGGCACGGGGATGGCGCGAGAAGAAGATGTTCCATTATCCCGGCTGGTCGATCTCATCAATGAACGTTTTGGCGGCGAACTGACGGAAGCGGATCAGTTATTTTTCGACCAAATCGCCGAAGCAGCAAGCCAAAACGAGGCCTTACGCAGGGCTGCGGAGGTAAACTCTCTCGATAAATTCCAACTGGTTTTTAGCGAAGTTCTAGAATCTCTTTTCATCGAACGTATGGAGCTCAACGAGGAGTTATTTACCGACTACATGAGTAAACCCGACTTACAGGAACTGGTTTCAAAGTGGTTGGGCAGTCAGATTTATGACCAGCTGGGAGGTTCCGCGAAGGAAACCGGAAACACCACAGGCAGTGGAAAATCTGATGATCAATCTGCGACCGGACCGAATTGAGGGGATTGGAAATACTATGGGACTAAATCTTGCTAAGACGGTTGTCGGATTTTTATCTGAGCGCACAGAACAAAAATTTACGGCTCGCCAAATAGCTCAGTGGATATTCGAGAGCTTTCCCGCCGAGTGTCAGGAAAAGAAAGAAAATAGCGCATCTATCCAAACAGATGACGACCTCGTGCAGCAAATTATTCGTGAGATTGCGTCTCAGCGCCCAGCACTTCAGAGACGAAGCCCTCAAGTCAAAACTACGGAAGGACGACCGCGCCAGTACTACTGGACAGAGAAAACCGACCAGGCTGAAGTTGCTGAGGCGGAAGAAACAAGTGCGACCCACCCCCTGATAGCCGGAAGCGGAACTTTAAAAGAAGCCGATCTATACCCCTTGCTTTCTGAATACCTGTGGTCTGAGTTTAGTGTTTATTCTAAGCGCATCGATGAAAAGAAATCATCGAACAGGCAGGGGCCAAAAGGCAATAAATGGCTCTACCCCGATATCGTCGGAATGGAGAACCTGACAGCCGATTGGCATCAAGAAGTAAAGGATCTGGTCAAAGAGTACGCCGATAAGAAAACCAAGCTCTGGTCATTTGAAGTAAAAATCCTTCTAAATCGTTCTAACGTCCGGGAGTCTTTTTTCCAGGCAGTCTCAAACTCGTCATGGGCAAATTTTGGATATCTCGCAGCCGCAGAGATTGAAGGTACGGACACGATGAAGGAGCTACGAATGCTCTTTTCGTTACATGGTATCGGATTGATCCAAATCGACCCGGAAAACCCGACGGAAAGCCAAATATTGATCCCCGCACGAGAGAGGCTTGAAGTGGATTGGGCGACCTGTAATCGCCTCACGGAGGAGAACAAGGATTTCCTTCAGTTCCTAAAACTGGTTCGGCAATTTCATCAAACAGAAGACCCTCGTCCTAAGGATTGGGATTTACCGGCAAATCTTTAACCTTGCTCTGACACAACCAGTAAAACCCTTACACTTTTGTCTCCGTGTTTAAACTCCGCAATCCAACTTTCGTGCCCCTTTGTTTTTTCTCGAGTTAAGAGCAGCTCATAGCCCGAGACACCGCGCTGTTTTGCCAATGAAAAATCAGACATGTCGAAACCGGCCATCTTCGCAAGCGTAGGCGCAATGGATTCCACTGCGTAAGCCGCTATATCCAATAGTTGGGATATCTCGCGATCACTGACTCCTTCGGAGACAATATCTTCGACAATTTTTGTTGTGAATCATTTCGTCATATATTTCCCCTAATGTAGAATATGGGTTTTGATACACGCTCTTTTTTGATTAATTATCAAGCTGTTAAAGGGTGTTTCCCTACTTCGTCTTCCCAACGAATTTCTCCGCCGTCCGCATAGCCCCAAGACCAAGAAGTGACAGGAGTACGGTGACCAGCGTCTCTGTCCCCGACAACTCGGGCAATTCCGTCACATGCGGGAAAAAATTCACCGTCACCCAATTCAGCAAGTCAAACAGGATGAAGTGCCAGACGAGTGCAAACCCACAGACCCAGCCAATAAATGGTCGCCAGCCAGCAACAAATATTGAGCGATGCCCGGCCTCAATCTTGTTGAGCTCGATCTGAGCCAAACTCGGCTTCATCATCATCTTGGCCTTAATAACCTCGGCGGCGCGTTTTTCATCATCGGTTTCAACAAACTGGTCAATGATATTGGCAACGCCCTCAGCGGCTGAAACGATGCCGCCACCGATCAGTTTCTCCAACATGTTCAATCCCCCGTCAGTTCAAAATGAACAAGATCATCGAAGGTGTTATCGCGAACCTCGGTGTCACGGTCCCAATCACCTCCCCAGCGGAGTTCAACGCCCATGGCTTTAGCGGTTGCCAGCACATAACCAGCAAACAAAGTCTGGCGCTCCCGATCATCCCAGACGATAGGGTATGGCGTCACATCAACCGCACAGGACGGCACAGTATTGTGCTTGCCATCCGGCCACCGCACCTGACTTTTCCCTTCATCTACCATCCGATTTTGACGGCCCTCATCCCTGTGCCCCTCAATGATGCTGCAGTCAAACTCACCAACGACCTGCTGGAACAACCGCTGTAAACGGGAATCACAGGTGGTGAGCCGGGCCAATGATTTCTCAGAAAAACTCGGCATCACTGTATCCCTCCGAACAGTTTGAGCTTGATGGCAACGCCAGCCATGAGGGCGAGGATTAACCCGGTGGTGATCAGTCGAATAACGGTCGACCAAGCGGTGTGCTTGGCAACACGCAGCGCCCCCAACAGGGAGCGCAAATCCCGGATGTCATTGGCGGCGTGTTCATCGACCAGGCCAACATTGGCTAGGGCGCGTTTTGCCCCACGCTCGGCAGCCAGTTCCAGAAGTTCTTCAAACTCATCTTCGGGCATGCGGACATGCCCATCCTCCATGGACGGTCGGTTCATTTTTTTGGTTCCTTGATTTTAGAAGTTGGCTTAGGCAGCGAGATCCGCCTGATGGACACGGGCGTCTTCTGCGACAGCGGTGATTTCGACGTTTTCGCCACGGGGCTTTACGGCAATGACACGGGCTTTGGCACCCCAGGTGTCACCCGCGCCAAAGGCAAAGTGAGTCCGTTCCTCAGACGTGTCGGTGTATGGCGTAAAATCCAAGGGCTCCAATACATGAACGAGGCGGTCGTTGCCCCCGACGGCTTCGGCCACAAATGGCCCTGCCAGAGAGCCATCGCGACGGCGAAGCGCAATATAGTGCCCAACGCCCGTCTCCCACATCAGCGGCTCAGAAACAGTCAGAACCTGTTCCTGATCATCCCAGGCAACCACTTCCCCGCCTTGCCCCCAATGGGGCATGTCATGGGTGACGGCAACCAGATCGCCATAGGTCGGGATCATGCCTTCGAGTTCCGTTGACCAAGACACCAACTTCCGCCGATAGCGGTTGTCGGCAGCCATGTAGAGGCCTTCGCGCTTGGCCTGCAGCGCATCGGTGCAACCGAACAATGCGACCTTTGCAGGTTGCTCTGCCGCACTTCCGGGCAGACTACTGGTCACCTCATCTGGCTTCCATGTGCGAGAATTAAAGAAGGTAACGGTCACCGCATCTGCCGTCTCCTCCCCTGGCATAATGTATTGGATTTTGAACGACCCTTTGACGATATTGCGCGGACCAAACATGGCAATAGGCAAGGTCTGAGGCGCATCACGAAACAACCGCACCACGCCGCCTTGCAAAACGGGCACGGCCCGACCACAGCGAGCGATGCGGTTCAGCGCCTCCCACACCGTCATGGAACTATCGAAGATGCCGTTAAACTCATCTCCACGATCAGCCCACGTTTGATCCAGTACACGAAGTGCGTTCAGGTCAATGCGGGCGTCGGTCAGTTTTGCTCCATATTGGGCACGACACGCATCGGCAAAAGCCCAGGCGATTGACCGGGTTGGCACCGCTGCACTCCAGCCAGTTGACGGCTCCCAAACTGGCAACCTGCGTGTCACGATGCAGTTGATCATGCGCGCTGATCGTTGTGATAAGTTATCGGTGGCCCGCATTTTCACGGCCAAAATGGTCAAATCACCAAAGTCAGGGGTGCCGTCTAGATAAGAGCGAAGGCCGCCCCAGCGAATTTCATGACCGGCCCGCGACGAAGCATCCTTGGTATCAAGCCGTTGTAACTGAACTTCATAACGCCCGGGTGTAGCGGCGTATTTATAACTCTGTCTTTGGGCTGTATTGGTCGCATCAGAATAGGTTTCAGAGCCCAGAGTAACCCAAGTTCCAATGGCAACGCCTTGATCATCAATAGATCGCGCTTGCACCTCCCATTGTATGGTGCGGCTTTCTAAGCCACCAGCGTCATTGGCGTAATAAAGACCACGGGAGAAAATCACATCAATGCCGAGATGGCTCACCAGTGTTTCTGCTGGGTTTGCCGTAAAGGGGCCAATCCATGAGCCGCTATCTGCAGCGCTTAGCAATTCCTGCCCTGCCACTTCAGGGGCCGTTATGACGTCGGTTTCAAACAAGGTGACACTGCCACCAGGACCAACGAGCTCAGTTTCCACCTCTTCAAACGAAGACAACGGCGTGTCCTCAATGCGGACCTGCTCCAGATCGTATTTTCCTTGGCCGATCACATGGAGCTGAAACAGGTATTGTTCATTGTTCACAAATTCCTGATATGGCTGGGTTGCCAGATCTGGATAAATCAAATGCCGCCCGTAGAGGACGGGGATGGGCTGACCCAACCTGGCCTCATTACCCTGTGCCGATAGTGAATAGGTCGGGCTTGGCGCAGGCGGCGACCCAACGGCACTGAAGCTCATACTCGGAACGGAGGGCCTCGGTGAAGGAATGACAGCACTAATCAGGGCTGCTCCGGCCAGAGACACAACGCCGCCCATGATCGTGCCCCAACCGATCTCAAAGGCCGTTCCGGCAAACAAGCTGCCTGTCAGCCCCATGGAACCTGCAAGTGCCCCACCCAGGGCAGGCGCGGCCACCATCAAAGCAATAGAAAGAACCGTTTTGAGAGGATTTTTACCTCCGCCCCCGCCACCACCGCCATGGGGCAAAGCAACAAAAGTGACAACATCGCCGTTGCCTATGATCATCGTTGACCAGTCAGCACGAAGGAGAGCTTGGCCGTTGTGCAAGCAGATAGTCGGCTTCTCAAACTCTGCAATACCCTGGCCTTCCAGCCAGTTCCGCACAGAAAGCGCCTTATCCACCGGCATAACTTCTCGCCCCCGCTCCGGTTGAAACGGGTTATTCATCATGACGACACAAGCGAGCATTATCCGGTAAACCTATAAAATCCTTCGACACTCCAGCCATTCAAGGCCAGAGAAGTCAGGGTTTGAAAAGCGACACCGGCTTCCTGAGAACAGTGCAAAACACCGCCATTATCAACATCAAGCCAAACGCCCACATGGATGGGATAACGCGCCTGTCGCATAAGGACGCAGTCACTCTCAGCAGGATCCGTTTCCAGTTTCCAACGCTGCCTTTCTGGATGGTCACGAAAGCCCCGCGCAATGGCGAGAACATCCTCGGGATTAGGGATGCCCGGCAACATCCGGCCAAAATGCTGCTTCTGGATATAGCGCACAAAAGCCCAACAATGATAACTCCATGTTTCCCTGTCCGGCGTGCCGCCGTCCTCGCCTCTTGCAGGCCCTTCCCCCGTCGCCGACCAGGGAATGCCAATATATGTTTCAGCCCAATGCATGTTATCTCGCCAGTCCTGGAAACCGTGACGCCGTATAGGTCTCAGACGGGAATGCTTTATTGCCGACATCAAGCATTCGCGCTCGCCCGACGACCTGAAGGGCGTTTGCCTCCACCTCGGTCAACACCAAGGTAATCGGAGGATCCATTTGTGGCCCCTCCTTATCTGTTGAAAGGTAAGGTCGGTACGTCACCTCAATTCGATCTTGCGTCGCCACCGCCGCATCCAGATGCCGGACAATCTCACGAGATACGTTATCCAGTGTGACCGTAATTTCCGGCACAGGCGCGGTATCGATGGGTGGCAATGACAAATCAAACGCCAACGCCACGAACGTCACCATGATCCCGCCATCTAATGGCGCTTCAGATTCAAGCCGCGCCGTCAAATCCACATGGTCACGAACGACGCGAATGGCTGTTGGCAGACCTTCATCATCTTTAAATGCGGGATGCCGCAGTTCCAAAGTATGCAAGATCACCACGTCAGACGGTGCTACCGCATAAGCTTCTTTTATCGCTTGAGAAAGAGAAGGATCAGGCATCAGGCCCTCCGTCGGCGAACTCCAAATCCGTTAAACGGATGACCGGCACAGTGTTCGGCATACCTGATCGCCGTGTCGGTCCCTCGATCTCAACTAGAACCAGCCGGGTCAGCCAATAGAGCGCGGCCGCCAGCATGGAGAGATTCCAGGTGTAGCTATTGTCACAAGCCTGATCCCACAGATCGCCCTCCAAAAACATGCAGGACCCTTTGCAAAGCTGGACAACGGGGCAGCGGTTGCACTCGAGCCTTGTTGACCAATGCCGGGACGTGGTCAGGCGAATATCATCGAAGGCACCAACATTGCCAATACCATGGCCCTTTGAAGCACTGGTGTTCTGGCAAGTCAGAGCGTTGCCCTTCAAATCGACGGCAAGATGCTCAGGTTTGTCCATGCCGCACTTCTGGCCCAGTGTTCGGACCGGTCGACCTTGAGCGAGGGAACGGTAAAAATCCTCGCACTTGCGATGGACAGCACCCACCGGCATGGAACCACCGCGAACGGCCTCCCAGAATACATCCGCCAAGAACTGTTCCTGTTCCTCAACCGAAACCGGCGATAACGCCATTCCACCCTGATCGTAGGGGAGCAAAATTTCTTCGGTCGATAGCGGAATATTACGGGCCGGAATATCGAGCCTTTCACCAATGTATTTTCGCACAGCAACCAGGGACCGGTTATCCTTGGTCAGCACACAGCCAAAACCGATCTTGCCCTTCGGAAACAGCCGGTCATAAAGAGAGCGGATAGCTTGGCGTGTTTTCGGTGTTTCCAGCGGATCGGGACCACGCGTCGCTTTGTGGGCTGGTCCATCATGACTGATGCTGACACCAAAATTCAGCTCATCCAGCCAGTTGATTTTGTCATCATCAAGAAGCGAGCCATTGGTAATGATGTTAAAATGAGCCTTGGGGAATTTTTTGCGTAATTCCTCACCCAGAACCTTGAGTGCTTTCCAATAAACAAACGGCTCACCGCCCCAAAACTCAATCCTGAGATTATCCGGATCAGCCTGAAGCCAATTGGGAAGATTTTCCAGAAATGCCCGAGCATCGGCGACGTTACCGTTGGCTTGCCCCACTTGGCTTGCCTGGTTGCAATAAGCGCAGGAGAAGTTGCAATTGAGACCCATCTGAATTTTGAGCGTGCGCACGGCTCTCGACTTGCGGGCTGGATTATCCGGGCTCATCGGGAAAGCTGATTTCCAGGCGCGGTCCTGGTCCTCATATCCCATACCAATCGCAGCCAAGGGAACACGCTCGCCGTCATCCTCCCAGACCAACTGGGACTCGTGGGGTCGGTAGAGCAAATGGCGCAAGTAGCCGTTCCGCCCCCGCATGGTCAGGCGGAATTGAGGATTGTCTGTCATGTGTCAGGGAACCTTTATTGAGTTACGGTCGTTAGGGCCAATTTCCTGGGCGTCAATCCAGGCGAGCAGTTTGTGTTTTTCCTTGGCCAGGCGGCAGTCCACATCGTGAGTGTTGGAGAGATGGCAGGTTCCCCGGCACCAGGACCGTATTGGACAAACCATACACTCCCCGCTCTTCACAAATTTCTCGACATGCGCAATGGCGTGCTCTGTTTTCGGTGTTGGCCCTTCTGCAACGAAAATATTGCCGGTCCTGAGTTCTTCCCGAGCCGAGTGATGACAGCCGTAACGGTTGCCCGCGAGATCAACAGAGATGTGATGATCGCCATGGCACATTGGTCTGCTGTCACCGTCAGGATATAAATCCCGACGCCAGTCGCGAAGATGGCCCTCGAACATGGAGCGGGCATGCCGGTCACCTGCCAAGCGCCGTTCCGCCATATCCCAAAGATGGGGAACATGGTGATCAAGGTCATCATGGGTCAGATAGAACCTGGAATCGCACCCGGCTGTCGCCCGTACCCAGTGAACATAAGGAAAGAATGGTCGACCCCAACGTTGCTCCAACCCATCCAAAAACTGGAACCAAGGCCAGGCAACGATGTCACCATGGGTAAACAAAAATGAAACACTTGAACGGCAGAGCTTGGCGACCTTGTCCCAGTGCGGCGCGCCCTCTCCCTCTGCCTCATGCCGACTAATGACCACATAAGCGTTCCAACTGTTCAGGGCTTCCGCATGATGATCTTCAAGGAGCGATCCATTGGTGACGAATTTAACAAACTTGAACGTTAAACCGGCGTGCAGCAGTCCCTCATGAATAGGCTTGATCTGGGACCAGTAAAGAAGCGGCTCGCCGCCCCAATAGGCGATCTCATCGATGCCGTTCTTTTGCAAAAAGGGGACGATTTTTTCGACAAATTGCTCAGTGTTTCTGCGGTTCTGGGCGGGTGGCAGGGAACCTGGCGATTGCAGACAGTAGCCGCATTTAAAATTGCAGGCATAACCCAAAAAGACATTAAGCATCAGATAACCTGCAGCGTATGCTCAGCCAACCCAGCATAATGACGGAACCCGGCTTTGACCCTGATGCTGTCACCAACCTCGAGGCCGAGAGCCGATACCTTGAATTGCGCATTGCCGTCCTGTGGTACCACACGACGTTTGGGCAGGTATCCGGCTGTCTGTTCGAGATAAACCTGTGGCGACGCGTCTCTAATCAGGGTGCCGCTTGAGGTTTTGAGCGACACTGTCAGCAATGCAGACCCATCGGGGGCCACTTCAGCCGGACCGGATATTGCAAGTTTTGGGAAGGCGCGAGATGCGCCTTTGAGTACCTCCGCGAAGGTAACTTTGGCTCCTGGATCAAGATTGCCAATCATTCCATAGTCGGGATGATGCGCAATGCTGAAACTGCAATTAGAAAAGTCGCAGGACCCAAACGGAACATAGACCTGCAAGGCGCAGTTAACCTTTTTCAGTTGAAGAAGACGCGGCGTACGGGCCTTGGTGTTGGTGGTTTCGATATAGCGATTAAAGGGTATTCCCGGCGCTCCTTGTTGATCCAGAGGGAACACCCAGTTTCCATAATCACTCCATTCGGCGTCTCCCATGGCGGCATCCAGATCCAGGCAAACCCCGCCCAAGGGTTCGAAGGTCTGCCCTGCGAATTTGGGATCGAGAACGGCACCATCAATCAGCTTGGAGCGATAAGCCCAATCGGTCTTTGGTTTTGCGTGACGGAGCATGCGATTGGTAATAGCAGTGGCTTTCGCGGACCGAGTTCCCTTATCAAGGGCTTGCGCTTTCGCTACCGCACGAAAGGTTCTGAGAGTAACCCGCCGCGTATCGCGCAGCACAGATAATAGAACCGGCACCCCCAACCCTGGGAAGTGCCGTGTGAAAGGCTGGATCATCAATCAAGCTCCTCAGGCATCGCCGCAATTGCAGTCGCAATCACAAGCGCAGGCACAGTTACAGTTACAATTCGAATAACAGTTGAAGCCGCCGCAATTGCAGTTGTTGAAGTCTCGGCGGTATTCGCCGCCACCGATCTCATCAGCAGCCAGGTTGTAGGAGGCGTAAACAAAGCCAACCGGTACCGTTTGATACCCAATCGTCTGACCTCCGGCAAAGTCATAACCGTTGGGATTGGCAGGCGAGAAGCCTAGCCCCCAGTTCCACCAATTCCCGTCAGGCGGGGTCCATTGAAGGTCGGTGTTGCAATTGCCACCCGGGATATAGCCTGCGCAATTATCAATGAGGTCGTCGTAATATTGGCTAACCCGGTTAAGTTCACCAATATCCGTGCCGTCAGCGATCTTGAACCCCGTGTTGCGGCCATCATCACCGACAGCCCCTGACTGGAGGTTACCGGTCGCAACCAGATTGGGCAGGGTCAGGTCACCCGTCATGGTGTCACCGCTTTTGGCGACCCGGCTGGCGAGATCGACCTGAGCATATTCAAGGCCTGTCTCATCCTGTTTTTGCCGAAGATACTGTCCCGCCTGTCCAGTCGCGGTCGGCAGGTTCAAGGACGCGGCTGCACCGCTGGCCTCTGAGGCGCTGGCGGCGGAGGCCGTTGCGGAAAGAGCGGAGGCATCGGCGCTGGCGGAAGCTTCTGTGGCTTTCGTGGTTGCAATGCCGTCGCTGGTCGCGGCGTTGTTTTCGGAAATGACAGCCGCCAGGGCACTTGCAGCAGCACCTGATTCTGAAGCAGCGCTCGCCGACTGGCTTGTCGCGGCCTGACCGGCACTGGCGCTGGCCGCATCGCGGGCGATTTCGGATGCTGCTTTCGCGGCGTTCGCGTTTGTCTCCGAAGTAAGCGCTCCGGCTTCGGCAATCTCGGCACCTAACTGGGCTGTCTCTGATGCGGTTTCAGCCGTTTCCGATGCAGTGCGGGCGGCTTGAGAAGAAGTGGCGCTGGCTGCGGCATCGGCAACCTTTTGATCGAGCTCAATGCGGCTGGCATCAATATCGGCCTCGATGTCAGCAACCGCCTTGGCCACCGTCTTGACCTGGCCGGAATCTGTTGTAACGGTGGACACTGCATCGCCATGAACGACATCGTGCAGCCTAGCGCTGGCTGCCGTGGCTTTGTCTACAGCCGCCTGAAGGTCGGTCTGCATTGTCATATAATTTCTCCTACCAGGAATAGGGGCTGATTAGTGAAACGTTCACCAGCCCGTGCAACCGATCAACGGTGGCGAATAAAGCGGAAAGGTCGCTGTCGAGCGCGATAGCCAAAGCGTCTTCTGTCAATACGGGCCGTTCACGGATTTCCAGCTCAGAGGTGACTTCCCATAAAATTCCAGATCGTGGTTTGGCATCGAAAGGTTTAGTAAACCTGGCCTCATGGATAGACATGCCGATACCACCCAAAAGCTCTATCTCGAACCACTCGCCGCCTTCCTTGGCGTGCCAGCGATACCAGGACTCAAACAGGGCAAATTGATCGCGGCGGAACGTCCAGCGTGCGGAGATCCGGCTCGGCACCTGGGTGTAACGACGGCGTTGCCGGGCAGGCCCCGCTTCCATTTCCGTGCGCAGGATTGCTTCACCCGGATGAACGCCATAACCCTGAATGCTTGGCAATGGGAGGTTGGCGGGCCAAATGACAGGCATCAATAACTCCCCGCCGCCGGGTTAAGGCCGTAACGGCGTTCCAGGGTTGGGGCCAATCCTTCACCGCGCCCAATATTGCGTGCGAGTTTGCCCTCAACTTTCTCGACAACTATATCTAGACCAAGGTTACCGCTGGAATCCTTGCGGGTTTGAACTGTGGCTTCCGTTCCCGGTGCCCGGTTATCAACGTTGACGACAACCTTAACCTCAGGCTTTTGCCCCAATCCCGCTCCCAGCATCCGCATCTGGCCAGCCGTAAAAACGGTCTCGCCACGTTTGGCAATGATCGGAACTTCACCGCCGACCACACCGCCACCATGAAACCGTGGTGCAGAAGCAAACACAGCTGGGTCAACGGAACGACTGACGAGAGCATCCATGCCAATGACACCGCCCGTATGAGCAACCATCACCGGCCCCGCCGCAGGAAAATCCCCCACAGGCGAAGATGATCCGCCACTAAACAGGTTGGCCCCGATGGAACTGAACACGTTTTCCAAAAAACCACTGAACGGCTTGATGACCGACATGCGAATGGCCGCGCGCATTGCCTCTTCGGCAATGGTGTTGAACAAGTCGGCAGCATTGAACTTGCCGGTCTTGGCCCACTGAACAAACGCGTCTTCTCCGGCTTTCAGCGACCGGGTGGTAACCTGCTCAAATTGCTTGGCAGCATTGCCAGCCTCTTCAGCGTAATCGCGCAAAGCTCGGGTGACACCATCCGACCATTCCCGGCTTGCGCTGAGCATACGGCCATAGGCTTCTTCAGCTGCTCGAGCAAAAGCTTCCTGAGCAATCGCACCTTCATCAAGCAGGCGATTGAGATCCGCAATCTCGGCCTTATACGCTTCCTGAGCCGTGCGCAGGCTTTCCGTGAGAGCGCGGCCTTTTTCTTTTAGTTTGGTAGATTCCTGCTCGGCCTTGTTGCGGGCTTCAATGGCTTGTTGTTCCTCAAACAAGGCCCCGGCCAATTGCCGCACCTGTCGCTGTTCAACGTCCGTGGCCTCCGCCGATAATCGCCGCAGGGCCTGAGAGACAAAGCGCTGTTTGTCGGTCATGGCGAGCGCGTCATGCTCGGCGCGTAATCCGTCTATAATTTTACGATTTGCGTCAGCAATTCGATCAGCAGCCTCTTGTGCCTTGGCAGCCAGCCTTGCCAGCTTGGCGTCACGGACGGAGCTGGCCTGATCCATCAAGGCATCCACCTGAGACTGATTGCTGCCGTCCGGGGCAAGCAATGCCTCAATGTCTTTTGCCAGTTGTTCATATTCAGCACGAATACGATCTGCCCCCTGATGGGTCAGGATGAACAGTTGCCGCTGCAGGTCTTTCTCAAGTTTGGTGATGCGATCAGATCTGGCTTGAGCGGCCTTGATATCAATCTCAACCGTGCCACCCGGCGCAACCGTGCTGGTTTCAGGGTTTGGCTTGCCGCCCATATCCCTCTGCATCCAGGCGAGCTTCGTCGCCCATTGCTGGTAGGTGGCCGTCTTTTCCTTAAGCTGGCGTTCCAACGCCACCTTGCGGCCCCAGCCAAGGGGATCATCCATGAACCCGACGTCGCTTAATTCGTTTAATTCTCGGGAAATTTCCTGAAGCTCGGCTCGGCGTTCCTCGACAATGGAACGAGTACTGCCAAGGCTCAGGCCCTCAAGATTGGAATCACCCTGGGCCAGCAGTTTCAATTGCTCATAGGCGACGCTGGCCTGATTGGCCAGACTACCCAACTCCTTGACCGCAGTGGTCACACCGGGAGCCAAATCTTCACCGATAGAACGCGCCAATGATTTGATGTTGTTCCACATCATCTCCGTCTGGCTGTTCAGGCTCTCGAACGCCTTTGCCGCTTCCTCATTCAGGGCCGTGGCGTTTTCGGTCTCACGGCTGGCAAGATTAAGCGCTGTGGCCAATAGATCGGCACGGTTTGCCAACACGGGCAGTGTTTTTAACAAACGTTGGTCGGACAGCCCTAATGCCGCCATGGCTTCCGCCGCTGATCCACCAGCATCGCTGATCCGTTTCAGCCCTTCGATGAACAACACGAAGGCAGCGGTTGAATCCTTCTGAAACAGGGTTTTGATTTCTGCACCGGTTTGACCTGTGATTTTAGACAAAATATCCAGATGCTTGCCGCCACTGCGCACTGCGGCATCCATCATATGCATAACCCGACCAACGGACGTCCCCGCCACTTCCGATTTAACGCCAACAGAAGCCAATGCCGCAGCCAATGCTGAGGCCTGGGCAGAGCTTACGCCGAAGACGGCGGTGGCTCGGGCGATCTCGGTGGTCATTTCTGTAATCTGGCTTTCCGTGGCGGCAAAGTTATTGCCGAGGGCGACAATCACTGAACCTAGGACATCCACGGTATCCATGGTCTCCCCGGTCACATTGAGAATACGCGCCAAAGCCATGGCCGCGTCATTGCCGGACAAATCCGTCGCCGTGCCGAGTTTGGCCACGGTTTCGGTAAACCTCAGAATATTGGCGGCACCCTTCACCCCCAGCTGGCCCGCACTTTGGGCAATGGCCAGCAACTCATCCGTCGCCACCGGGATGCGTTTGGAAAGGGCGTCGATGTCTTGGCCCAATGCGGCCAGTTCGGTCTTGGACAGGTTTGCCGTCTTGCCGACACCGATCAGTCCGGCTTCAAAATCGGCATAGAGTTTGACCATTTCCTGCAGGCCGCGAATGGCCCCGGCGGCGGCAATTGCGCCATAGAGGAACTTCATATTTCGGGCCAGTGCCTGGGCGCGATCAGATAGTTTGGTAAGGCCGAGTGATGCACGGCCACCCGCTTTCTCAATCTTCTTGAGGGATTTGTCACCAGCGCGGCCCACATCCATGAGCTCAGCCTTGACCTTACCGCCACCGTCAACACTGAGACGGATTGCATAGGTATGTTTGGCTTTTGCCATCATTCCAATTCTTTCTGGTTCATCGCTTCAACCAACCCGTTCTCTGCCGCGCTCAGAAGCTCGGAGATAACGCCCGGCTCGAAACCTCGAGCCTCAGTAATTTTGAGAGCTGCGTTCATATCGATGCCCGCCACATGGCCGGACGGCGCAAAGCGTAATTGCCCAAGGCAGGCGCTGAGCACGTCCCAGGCCTGGTGTTCTTCCGCTGATTGCAGGGCATGTTCCTGGTAGGGACACGGGCATTCGCCCGGATTTAGTTTTCTTGTTGAACAGGCCGCGCCTTCTTCCCAGCAGCCTTGGCAGTATCCGGGCCCTCCACCTGGCTTGAAATGCCAGAGGCAGAGAGCCCGGATGCGTTTTTTGCGGCGTTGAGCAACATCTGCTGCAGGGTCAGTTTCTGCAGGAACTGCTCGCCGACCGGATAGATATCCATCACGGCAATAATATTGTCCCGGGTGACCGGCGGGTCGTCTTCGATCCCGATCCAGGCGGTGATCTGGCGTGTCGCTAATTCGTAGACGACCTGGCATTGCAGAAAGCCGTCCCGTTCCTCTTCAACGCTGAGATCAGGAAGTCCGTCCAATGACAGACCTGAGTCTTTACGATCTCGCACCTGCGCTTCCACGGCTTCAACACGCCGTCGGGCACCAGCCTGCGCCGCCGCCATTGCTGTCGTGGTTAAGGGTGTAACGGTAACGGCGATGCCGTAAGGAAGCTCGATATCAAAAGGCTGGATCGGTTGTTTTAAAGAAATCATGCGTACACTGTTCCATCCAGATCATTGACCAATGTCACCGTCAGCATTCGACCTGCCGCCTCGTTCTTGGCCCCTTGAAAATCAAAGCTGGCCTGAATGCCGCCGGGACCTTCTACGGCCAGCTTGGGCTTAGGCAGATAGACTTCGTGGGCCGTGAACTTGACGCTGGATGTACCGACCGTGTATCCAAACTCCAGGTCCACCGGCGTTCCGCTGGAAGCAGCATCAATCAGGGTCGTGTCGGCAAACCGCACATCGATGCGACCCGACAATGACGCCACCGTTGGATCAGCCCCATCGATCAAACCGTCAGAGCGGATGGTCTCGATTTTCTCGAGATTATTGGAATAGGTCAGCGAGCCAGAGGTGAGGTTGGCGACCGCCGTGCCCGCTTTCTTGATGGAGCCCTGGAACTGGCTGATGCGGTTAAAGGTCAGTGTGCTGGGTGTGCCGCCCTGAGATGTTGCGTTGCGGGTCTCCCCCTGAGCAATGGCATTTACGGTAGCCGCTGCAGCACCGGAACGCTGAAAGTCCAGAGCAATGGAATTAAGAACCACGCCAGCGTGCATGAAAAAAGCAGGCACTTGAGCCATGCCGACTTCAACGGAATAGCTGGGCAGCAGATCAACGCCAGAGACAAACACATGATCGAAGGTACCGTCCAGATTGTCGGTGCTGGTGGGATCGCCAAACAAACCGGTGAGCCAAAGGCCCAAATAGCGCGGATCCATGGGCACCGTGATGTCGCCCTCATCGTTGATCACATCTTGCAAGGGTGCCAGTGGATCGCGCCCCTGACCTAAAACCGGGTCATCAATCAGGCCCTGTTCAGAGCCCAGAGAGACGCTGTTGAACGGCATCCGGATGTAATCGCCGGACGGCGTTGTGCCATAGGCGGTTTCTCGTTTGAGCAGCAGTGTTGCGCTCGAACCATAGGCTCGCGACATTTATCGTCTCCTGTTATTGGGTTATGGTCAGCCGAGTAGGCTGGTCGTTTCGTATTCGACGGTCACGGTGATCGTGCCAGTCTTGATGGCCGGGGCTCCGGCCACGGCTTCGATATCGATTTCCGAGCGACCATAGGACATGCCAAAGACAAGACCACCGAGAGTGGGGTCCATTTCCAGAACGATGCCGATAGATTGCACCAAATTGTCAAAGGCGGCATCACGGGCTATCGCACTCCCTTCCTCGATATAGAGCTCGATCTCAATATCGTGGCTGTAGTAAACACTGCCAAAGCCGCCAAGAGCGGTCTCAGGTTCGCCCGGGTCTCCATCGCGCAGTACGATCAGGCCGCTGGGTGGTGTTTTCTCAGGGACGGCTGTGTTGCGCTCAATTTTGGCATTGGGCACGGTAATCAGCAGTGCCTTGATTGCATCAAGGATCTGCTCTGATTTGCTGGGCATTTAGAAAAACCTTTAAAATTATTACTTGAATATTATAATTATAAATATTATATTAAAAATGTTAATATCAATTTACGTCTTTAAATATCAGGAGCGAGATTATGGGTGTCCAAAAAAGATACAAAACGAAACTTGAAGAAAAGCTCAATCAATTGAACTCTCAAGGCTTCACCATTTTTGAACGGTGGGAGTTGCTTCATTGGTTCGATCAGGAAAAATTGAGCCAAAAATCTGTTTGGGGTAATATTCACGATGATTATCTTGAATATGATGAAGATGCCGATTTAGCGATTATAAACTGTGATCAAACTGCACCTCCATCTAGGCTGTTGGTAATTGATAAAAATCGACTAAGTGAATTTTCCGACTACACGGGCGATTAACATATTTATTCCAGTCTCATATTTTTACTGATCACTCCAGGAAGTCGTCTTTCCCAACGTTTGGCTTCTCGCACCACATCCAATCGTTTCTTAAGTTTCACCTGTGGCACCATGATGAACATGACCACGGTGGCGATCCCTTGCTTCATGCGTCCGGTCTTGGTGAACGCACCACCCTTGGCACGACGGCCAACCCGCCCTGATTTATTGATACGCACGCCATCCACCACCAGAAGTGACGGACGTCCACGGCGATAAACAAACCGCAGCGGCCCAAACCGGTGCTCTGGGAAATTACCCGGATTGATCCGCTTGCCACCAACCCCGCGTTTTGGAGCTGCCGGTGTCGGAATGGCCAGCCAAAGACCGGACTTGCTTCGGATCACCGCCCCTTCATCAAAGGTGCGAATGATCTGTGGAGCCTTGGACCAGACCAAAGTTGCCGCGTCATGTCCCTTGTTGGGATAGACACGGCTCCGCCAGGTCCGGGCCAACCTTGGTCCTAAACCGGCAGCAATAACCTGTTTACGAAGATCGCCTTTGAGCCCGTCGCCTGCTTCCTTAACGCCAGCAGCAACACCGCGCTCAATGCGTTTTGTCTCCGCCTTCATGTCGGCCATAAGGGAGCCAACAATGGTGGCACCAAGCTTCATGTTGGTCTCACATCAAGCGTCCAAACCATCCGATGAGGATCTCGGCGTTCAGGCTCACCCTGAATAACGTAATCAACCCCATCAATGGAGAGAAGGTCATCAGGGCGTGGTTGCGCCAATTCTGAAACACGAACTTCAAACAGGGCCGTTTCAGCATGAACCCGGGTTTCACCAAACCCGACAATTTCGTCGGGGCGGATGGCGATCACCCGGATATTCACAGCCGCACCCCCTTGCGGGGAATACGATGCATCAACACCAAATTCATCAAACGTGATGTTGAGTGCTTCCAAAGCTAGGGAGGCGAATGTCATTTATCTTCACTGGGCGTATCAGGTTCTGGTTTGGCCTTGCCGTCCTTTTTGACAGGTTGTTCTGTGACCAGGCTTGCCAGCTTGCGATCAACAAGCCTGCGACCCTCGTCTTCGTTGATATCGAACGTATCGCCCGGAGAATGGGTTTTCTTACCGGCGACGACCATGACGTTTGCTTTAAGCTTCATGACAGGGCCTCTCACAATACGGTTGCACAGAAACTGGCGTTGGCGCGGTAAGGCACCACCAGTGCTGAAGATTGCAGTAACATGTAGCGCACCGGCGGATCGTTTTCCGACCACGATTTAACGAAGTATTCCAGCGGGCGGATGCCTGCGGCCTCGTCAAGAATGGCCCCGTGATGACGGACACCTTCCAACCCCGTGCGGGCAACCAGCAACACCGTGCCGGTGGGGAGCAGCGTTTGGTCGACACCGTCGTCATCCACATAAACATCGTTGTAGGTCCAGATATCGAAGCTGCCGATGTTGCCACGAAACACGGATTTTTCATCCGCGACGATGGGATCAAGCGACAGGCTGATCGAGGTGCCACGCCTGACATCGAACAAGGCCTTCACTTCCGGGTCTTTGATAAATTGCTCAAAGGCACTGTCTTCCATAATCACCGTGCGCGGGCTAAGGCCAGAATTTCCCCGTACCGTAATCGCCCAGGAACGAAGATCAGCCAGAGGGCTCACCCCGGCTTCGCCCCAACGGGATGCACCAGTTAGCGCCACCGTATGGGTGGGGTCTCGCTGAAAATCGACCACCTGGGTGGCATAACCTTCACCGGCTACCACTTGTTTGCCGGTCAAAAGAACTTCTGTCGCCATCACTTCAAAGCGACGGTTCAGCATTTTAAGCATATCAGCCAGGTTGTCGGCGACTGCGGCCTGAATGCGGCTTTCAGGAGACATGCGACCCATGAACGGCTCTCCCGGGCGGCGTTTGAGACCTTGCTGTGGCCGAACCACCCGTTTTTCCTTGAGGTAGGCTGGTTTAAAACTCTTGGTCTCGTAACCACGGTTCGCCACCACCTTGCCTTCAACCAAAGGCGAGACAAAGGGCGTGATGCGTGGTTTGCCATCGACCACATCGAAGAAAATCTCCTCCGTGTCAGATCGTGAGACCGTAGAGAAGAAGGTTCGGGCTAGAAACTGGACCGGCTCGGCGTTGGAGGCGACAATTCCTTCAATGACGCGCTCCAGGCGACCGGTATCATAAGCGTTAATCGGCATGGATTTAGGCTCCTACAACAGGTTTGAGGAAAATACTTTGAGACCTGAGTCCCGGTTTGGCGGTGGACTTGTCATGACCGGCACCGAAGACGAGGGCGTCTTCGTTAAAGCAACCGGTGAACCAGACGGCAGCATTAATGGCCCCGGCACTGGCATCCACGTCGTTTTGCAAAATGGCGATAGGGATTTCAGAACCGTCGGCGGCGGCGACGAGTGAAAGCTTGAAGGTATTGTCGGCAGTCACTTCACCAAGGACCGCACCCATGCCCAAGGTTTCACCGGCGGCGATGACCACGGTGTCGGTGTGACGGGGAAAATCACCAGCAATGAGGTCTTGTTGAGTGAAGGCATCAACATTGCCAAAATTGGGATCGCGTAACGCCATGATCAGGCTCCTTGATTATGTGTGGGTTTATGACCGAGGGTCGAAAGCGCCCGGGCCGTCATGGCTTCAACAACAGTGTCTTCTTCACCTTCCGGGGCATCGGCTCCAACAACCGGATTGTCGATGCTCGCCATGGCCGCTTTCAGCAGGCTGCCAGTTTTCGGCTGTTCGGGTGTGGACGACAAAACCTTGATGGCGCTCGCGGCGTCCAGGTCAGTTTCCAGCGCAAGAGATCGAGCCAACTCAGTGCGGCCTTCTGCTTCTGTTGCATTCAAGATGGTTGCAATGCGGCTGCGCTCAGACGCCTGACCATCCCGATGGCCTTCCGCCTTCAAAGCATCGGTATCAATCGGTGTGCCTTTTGAAGGTTGCGCATGGCCCTCAACGTTGGGGCTTTCTTGGCTGGCATCAACTGCCGTGTCTTGGTGTTCATCCATCTGTCTTTTCCTTATGGTTGAGACATGATGCGCAGCGGCCCGCACACCTGTTGTTGTTACCGACGAGGCCGCCCGTCGCTCTAATTGCGATAAAGTTTCAGCGAAGGTCGCAATGCCATCGGCAAAGCCAGAGGCCACCGCTTCTTGCGGGTTAAGCCATCCGGCCTCAGTGGCGCGAACAAGCGTTGCATCAATGTTTCGATTGCGGGTCACCGTGGAGACGAACAGGCCATAAAGCCGATCTACCTCTGACTGGAGCGAGGACTTAGCCTCTGGGGTCAGCGGAAAATGCTCGCTTCCATCGATTTTGCGATCACCGGCAAACACCGGCGTGTAGACGTAGCCCTGCTTGGCATCTTTCGCGCTTTGGTCCATGTGCATGGCGACAACGCCAATGGAACCGACACCGGCTGAGCGTGGCAGCGTCAACCGTTCCGCCGCACTGGCAATGGCATAGGCAGCCGAGTAAGCATTTTCGTTGGCAATGGCCCAGACCGGTTTAATGCTTCGGGCCTGATAAATGGTATCCGCCAAATCAAACAACCCAGCGACTTCGCCGCCGGGACTATCAATTTCCATGAGCACGGCACGGACTTGAGTATCGGTCATCGCCTCACGGACTTGTGCGCCGATAGAGGCGTAACTGGTCAACCCGCTTTCCGCATCCAGACCACTGGAACGCTGTACCAAAGTGCCCTGCACAGGGATAACGGCAACGCAGCCACCTGAGACGGAATAGGATGACCGCCCATTAGACTCTGGACGACTTAATGCTGCCTGCGGTTCTTCAAGGTGCAACGCGTCGAGATGCTTTCTAAACACACCTTCGATCACCCTGAGCTTACCGAACCCGATGGCCAGCGGCGTGTTATAGAGCCGTGACCACAGACGGGGATATTTCATGGCTTTGCTTCCTTACCGTGACCTGATTCTTGACCGGGTGTTTCCTCTACAAACGGCTGACCGGACACGACATCTGCCGCACCCAAAAGACCAAGCTCGGCCATGCGTTCGCGTTCCCGCGCCCGTTGTTCCAGGACTTCTTCCCAGTCAAGACCTTGCTCAGCGCATTCGTTTTCCAAAGTCGAAACCCCGATATCCATACGGGTCTGTGCGGCTTTGGCTTCTTTGACCGGATCCACCCACCCCCGCCCTGGCCCAATCCAACGGGACCGGGCATAAGCACGGCGGTATTCGTAAAAATCTGGGGCTTCGATCAGCCCGGCCTCGATGACTTCCTCGAGCCAGAGCTCATAAACGGGCTGCGTCCATTGGGCTGACAGCCATTGCCGACGACCATTAAAAAACCGCGAGGCTTCCAATAATGCCGCCCGGGCACTGGAGTAATTGGTCTTGCTAAAATCCTTGAGCAAAAGCTCGTAGGGCATGTGCAATGCCGCCGCCACATGACGGGACATGGCCTCAACAAAAGGCGCAAACCCATCTGCCGGTCGCGACGGCGCAAACGATGACAACTTGTCCCCCGGAAACAACGGCATAACCGCCCCACCTTTGAGACGGACCCGGTTTTTGATATAGGCGTTGCGGTCCTGCATATATTGATCGGCGTCGCCGCCAAACATCTCGACAATGCTGTCTTGATCCATCGGCGTTTCAATGAAGGCCGCGATCATGGCATTGATAACGGCAGCCTGCAGTTCGCTACTCTGGTATTTATCCAGCATACGAAACTGTTTCATCACTGCAGAGAACAGAGGCTTTCCTCGGCTCTGACCTGTGCGTTCCTTGTCATGAACATGGATGATCCGGTGGCGGCCCCAGCGCGTAAACGCAGGCACCCGCTGCCAATCAGTGGCCGCATATCCCCAGGCGAAATGATCACCGGGATGAGTTTTCTTAATCCAATACGCCTGCGGCGCACCGTAGCCATCAACCTCAATACCGGCGCGCATTCCTTTGCCGTCACTTTTATGCGGCGGCGTCGATAGTCGGTCGGCTTCAATCACTTGAATACGGGTGGCGAACGGTCCGTCGCCGGGCAACCACAAGGGAAGCGCCAAAGCTTCGCCGTTCAACAATCCAGAACGGAACACCAGTTGGGTCAGGCCTGCAAAATTCAGTGTCCGACCCGCATCACAGTCAGTTCCATCAGCCCAGGTCCGCCATAGGGCTTCAATTTGATTGCTCCATTCATCAGCCCAAACCTTGTCACGACCAAGTGCGCGATAATCAGGCTTGGCCGATAACCGGAACCCGGTGCCAACCACATTGTCGGTAATGGTCTGGATTGCGCCCGAAGCAATGCCGTTATTAATCGCTAAATCACGATTGCGCGCCCGCAGAATGGGCAGGTCATCCAGCAAGTCCGCATCAGCTGAACCGAACGATGGCTGCCAGGAAGCTGTTTCCCGGTCCGTGGTCGAGGCACCATTATAGGCCCCCGCTTGAGCCTTTGGCCGCGAGATGAAAGAACGCAATCGTTGGAGCATTTAAAATTCCACGTAAATGGGAGCCCGCCGAGACAGACCCTTAAGCTTGGCAATCTGGTTTTTAAGACCGGCGATATACAAACGCAGGTCAGCAACATTGGCTGGCGTATAGGCAACACGCCCACCGGTTCCGATATCCACGACCTGGCGTTGACCGCCTGTGGCAAGCACATGCAGAGCAGCCTCGGCTTGCGTAAGCCGGGTTTCCAATGTTGATAATTCAGTCATGATCTCAAACCTGTTTAGAGCCAGGGATCGTCGGACAGGATAGGATCTGCCCAACGCGATGATGTGTCGGTTTCCGTCTCCGGCAAGGACAGCGATGTTTTCGTTTTGACCACGCTGCCCTTGTTATTTTCCTTGGCGCAGTCTTCCAATTTACGTTCCTTGTTGCGCGCTACACGCTCAGTCAGTCGGACCAAGTCATATTCTGCCGCCGCACGGGCATAGACCCGGCAATCCAGCGCCTCGTTACGTTCACGGGTTTTTTGCCACTCGATAACGGCAAACCCGTTTTTCTTAACCCGGGTCACAGCCTGCTCGGCGGTCAGTTGCTTAAAATACTCCGGGTCATACTGCGGAAAATGACAGTATCCCGGCGGAAACTCTTCTTCGTCATCAGGCGGGTCTTTACGCAGGTCTCCATAAAGCTCGGCTTTAAACACCGGCCCGCAGACCGTCCATAACTTGGCTCCACGTTTGCGTTTGCGCTTGCCGATCTTTACTTCGACATCGCTCGGCCCCTGAATTGGAAACCGGCTTTTATCCACGCCTTTAATCGGCATGACGCGCCCCAATGGGGCCGTCCGCGACCAGGCGTAAACTTGCTGCGTGGCATAACCGGAATCAACAGCCATGCGATCAATCATCATGCCAGCGCCGGTTTCCGTATGGGAAAACCGTTCTTCCAACATGGCGCTCAGCTTGTTCCAAACATCCGTCTTGGCCGTATCACCATGGAGAACCCGGTAATCTATCGACCAGCTTTCCCGTCTTCGGCCCCAGGCAATCACCTCAACCTCGATGCGGTCACGTTGCACGTCGGCACCGGCTGTCAAAAACAGCCCGCCTTCCGGCACCGCACCGATGGGATATTCCTCTCGGCGATTATAAATACGTTCCCATTCCGGAGCCTCGCCCCGGATTTCAAAGACTTCCCCCAACGATGTGTTGATAAACGTCTTCATGGCCTCCTCACCGTGTTCCTTGGCGGAAAGAAAGGTGCGAACCATCTCTTCCAACTTGACCCATGGTGAGTAAATCTCGTTCAGATGAAACCCTGCGATCTTCTCAAAAGGCTTTTCCGTCCGCCATTCACCTAAGCGGATGGCCCCGCCGCGCTTAGTGTCCTTCCAAAGTGAGCCGCATTGCTCGCAAACATAATGGGCGCTCTCCGGCAGATGTTTTCCTGCCGCGTCTTTATCCCAGCGCACTTGCTCCCAGTGCAGAACTTGATGTTCTCCACAATCGGGACACGGCACCCAATACCGGCGTTTATCACTTTCTTCCCAAGCCGCATCGATCCGGCTCACCCCTTTAATGGTGGGGGTCGAGACGAGAACAATCTTCTTGTTCCAAAAAGTGACGGTTCGTTTTTTGGCCAGGTTAACCGGATCGCCTTCAGCGCCTGCACTGGCTGGATACCGATCAACCTCATCACAAAGCAATATACGGATCGGACGCATGGCCAAACCCGATGGCGCATTGGCACCAACAATGGTCAAGTGACCACCGCCAAATTTCTTATGAAGGATCTTGTTCGATCCATCCCGCGATTTGGGATCTGACAATTTGCCCCGCAGACATGGCGTATCTCGTGCCATGGGGGCAAAACGGTCCTTCGACCAAGTCTCAGCATCTCGTTCCGTTGGCATCACCACCATGATCGGCGATGGATCCTGATCAACGTAATAGCCAACAGCGTTTAAAATGCACTCGGTTTTACCAACCTGCGCTGAGGTCTTGACCACCACGGTTTCCACCGAAGGATCAGAAATTGCGCCCATGATACCGCGCTGATATTCAGCGCGATCCGTCATCCATTGACCCGGTTCGGCACTGGCTTCAGAGCTCAGCCTACGATTTTGATCCGCCCACTGGCTGATCGTCAGATCCGGCGGTGGTGCCGCCACTTTGCAGGCGTTCTTCACCGCCTTCCTCAACGCTGGTGTTCCCATCAGTGCGAGGCATGATTTCAACGTCTGTGGCGGCGATTTCCGTGAGGATTTCGTAGACTGCCTTTTTGATGACGTCTCTTGTTTGATTGAGGCTTGTCGTTTCATGAACCACCGGTGCGATTTTGTCGGGCAGCACCAGCAGCCGCGCTCGCATCAGCGCCACGATCTCCGTCCAGGCCGCCGTTACGTCAGGTGCGGGAAGCAAATCTCCCCGCATTTGTGAAGCTTCCATTTCCGCCAGATTAGCCTTGGCTTTAACCAACCTTGCGCGCTCGGTGCCGTAGTCAACGGTCCCCGTCTCGCTTTTAATATTGATGTCGCGCAAATGGCGAATGTAGCCACGGACTGATCCAATCAGCTCGTATCGACCCCGTGCCGCTTTCGGAATAACCCCCGCCCGCGATAGCTGTTGCACCCGTCTCTCGGACAGGTCGAGCAGACTCGTAATCACCGAGATTGGCTGAGTGTTATCGGACATGAGTTTTCAAAATACTGCTTATTTTACAGCCTATTAGACTTGATAAGATGACGCCTAAGAGCGTTACTGGGATCAACAAAATGATTAAACCAGAGAGAAAAATGATGACGAACATTGCCATTATGACAAACGACGGTGACCTGCGCCCTTTAAATACCTCCATATATAAGTAGAGTCTGTCAACCATAGGAGACAGATTTATGAAACGCAGTCGTTTTACCGAAGAACAGATCATCCGCATATTGAAAGAACAAGAAACCGGT